GTTGATAATGATGGAGTACACAATATCTTAAAGATCCTATCGCAAGTTATTAAAGAGAACAAGATTAATACATTTGTAATTAACCACACTGTATTACCCCATGAAATCTTTGATAAGAAGGTACAGATCTATAGAGAGAATGGTTTCTCTAAATTCGAAATCGAAAGAATTGAGTAGGATATATAGTATATCTGAAAAATTATCATATAGATGGCAACATATAACCTTAAATTCAACAAAGACGACAGTGTAGTTAGGCACCTAATTATTGGCCTACTCGCTGACTTGAATCAAAAGTTAAGTTTCCATCGTCAGGTTTCGAATGATAGTAGAGTCGAGGTAGATGTACCATTCTATTATTCTATTACAGGAGACGAAAACTTCTTACGTGATGAATTTCTATTTACAACAGTAGGTGGAGTAAATTGTGTACCTGATGGACAAAAAGCAGATGGTAATTACGATCAGGTTCCAAGAGGTATTATTAATATAACCTCGCTTAACGTCGATCCTTCAAAACTGGTAAACAAGAGAAATCTTGGACAATACTCAGTACTTGACAAGGACGGCGTAATGCAGAGTTATGTTGCTGAATTTAGTATGATTCCAATCGTACTTGGATTTGATGTTACAATTGTAGTTTCAAGTCAACTTGACCTATTTAAAGTTACTGAGGCAATCATTAAAAAGATGTACCGTGCTAATTATTATAACGTAGAGGTTGGACATCTTGAAGAGGGACTATATAGAGTTTCTTCTGAATATGCAGTACCTGATGATTATAGTATGGAAAGACCAGTTGAATTTGGATTTGGCGAAAAAGAGGACTTTAGGGTTACCTTTCCTCTAGAAATCAATTCATTCATTCCATCATTTGACTTCTCAACCGCAAGACATGCTGGTAATAGAATGGAAGTTATTGGAAGCTTTAACAATACACAAAATGGAGAAGTTGAAGGACCAGATGCTCCACTACTAGGAGACAACTATAGTGTTACTGGTCGAGAAGTTCCATTTAAAGAATAAATACTTGATATATAAAGAAAATTAAAAAACCATAAAATGGCTACAGTTAAGAAAAATATCTTCACGATTTGCTTTGAGTCTGACGAGAACTCTAAAGTAGTTTATACTGCTGGAAAATTCTTCAACGTAACAGAGAGCGGAGTTTCACCAATGTCGACTGCAAATAATCCACTATTGGAAGACCTAGCATATTCACTGAAGAACTTTAATGTAACAGAAGAGGGCTTAAGCTTTTACTACGATCTAAAATCTAAGTCTATCAAAAGAATCACTGAAGGAATTGCTTCGGCAGAGTTACAGCAAGAAAAAATGAATGAGTCGGTTGAGTCTTTCAACGAATTGATCGAGCTTAACGCAAAACTTTCTGAAGTAGAAGCTCTAAGAAAAGAGCACAAACTTGCTGGTAATGAAGCTGCAGTTTCTGAAGCGATCAACATTATTTCTGAAATCAAAGCATCGATTGCTAAGGTTAAGGAAACAGCAACAGTTACTCTATACAGATACGTTGCAGAAGAAAATAAAGTATACGTTAACAATACTGAAACAGCTCTAGAAAATTTCACAGAGAATATGTTTGCTGCAGGTTACATTAACTACGCAGACAAAGCAATTCTAAAAAAGTTCGAAGCCGCTGCAAATAACTTTGATAAGTATTCAGTCGCTGAAAACCTAACAGAAATCAACGAAGACTCAATTACTGTTTCAACATTTAGAGTTAACGAAAAAGCTTTTGTTTATAAGAACAACGTAGAAACTACAATTACAGAATTTAAAGAACTATCTGCAGTAGCAGCTATCGATTATATTTCTGAAAAGACAGGAGAAGATGTATCATTCATGTTCGAAGACGTCCTACAGGCAAAACTAGAATTAAGATCTAGATTAGATGCTAAAATCGAAGAGACTTTAGGCCTAATCGCATTCTTAAAAGATCAGAGAAATATTCTAGCAGAGGCTAATAAGAATATCCCAGAAATTAAAGAAGCTGATAAACTAATTAGTTCTGAAATCGCTAACTTCGAAACAATCATTTCTATTCTAGAAAATGATGAACTAACAAGAAACGATGGTTTTACAGATGCAACTCTTAAAACAGAATATGATAAATTCCAACCTGGAACTGAAGTAAAAGTAGATGCTCTAGACTATACGACTGCTGGTAAAGACGATATGATTAACGTTGTTATCGGAGAAGAAACAGTTAAAATTGAAAAACGCTACGTTGAGATTAGTTCTAAAGAGACAATCTAATAAACATAGTTATTAACAATAAGAAAAGGGTCAATTGGAAACAATTGGCCCTTTTTGTCTATAATCTAAAACAAAATAGATTATGAGTTTATTACAGATACTTATTATTCTTGCCTTTGGCCTTTGGGGCTACAAGAATTTTGAAGATAAAAACAGAGAGCCTTGGAGAGGTTTCCTATGGGGATTCTTTTTAGGTATAATTGGAGTAGGTATTACTTATACGTTTAGTAAAAAAGAAATTAACGACAATAATGGCTAGAAAAAAGAATTACTTAAACAATAGGGACCTTTATGATGAGATCGTAAAGTCTAAAGAACAGGATCAGCTTACACCTAAAGCTGAAAAAATGCTTGTTATGTTGGCTGAGCGAGCGATTCGCAAATTGACTTATGTTAGTGATGATGATCGCCAGGATTGTTTACAATTCGCGCTATTAGATTTATTAAAGTATTGGAGAAACTTTAACCCAAAGTATACGAATGCCTTTGCCTATTTTACTGAGATCGCAAAGCGTGGTTATGCAAAAGGTTGGAATAAAATCCACCCTAAAAAATACAAGTCTACCCTATCGCTTGATAAAAATAGCGGCAGTTCAGATCATGAGGGTGGATTGTTCAATATCTGATGTCAATAAAGAATGTAAAACCAACTAAAAATTCAGGATTTAACCAAGGATATTTCACACCAACATACCCACAGAAATACCTTGGCAAACCTCCTATTATCTACAGGTCATCATGGGAACGCAAATTTATGATTATGTGCGACTCTAGAGACGATGTCGTAGCGTGGTCCAGTGAACCTGTAGAGATTAAATATTGGTCTACATTAGATTCTAAAGTCAGAAAGTACTACCCTGATTTTTATATGAAAGTGCAAAAGGGTGAAGGTATCTTTGAAGAATTTCTGGTAGAGATTAAACCGTCAGAACAGCTTAAGAAACCTAAACCCCCAACAAAGAATTCTAAAAAGGCTCTTAACTCATATAAGTTTTTAGCCGAGCAGTTCGTTATTAATCGCGATAAATACATATATGCTAAAAAGTGGGCGGAAGAAAGAGGTTGGCGATTTATTGTCTTAACTGAAAAGACGCTTAAATAATGGGTGAAATCAAACGACAAATCAGAAAACTAAGTAAAGATGCTGGTGGTAAACCATTGGCTAGAAGATCTGCTGAAAAGTGGTTTAGTGCTGGCAAAAGAAAAAGGTCAGATAAATCAGTATCTTCAACTGGTCAAAGATTTAGACCTGGTAAAATTTACGTATTTGAATATAAGACACCAAAGGGAATTGACCGATTAGAATGGTGGGACCAGAATCCAGTCGTACTTGCATTAGATCCATATAAGGGAAATGACGTTGGAATTAACCTTAACCTTTTACCAGTTACAGTAAAAGAAGAAATGTTAGACTTGGTATATGACAGAATGCAGGGTCAAATTAAAAGCCAAACAATGGGATCTAAATCAGGAGATGCTCAACGACAGGGACAGATACAGTTTAGCTATGAAGGGGCAAGGTCATTCTTAAAAAGATATGGATATGATTTTGCAATTAGACAATACATACCAAATTTAAAGTCAAATCAAGCAGTAATTGCTTATGAAAGTTGGGCTAAAATAGCACTATGTGACTTTATAGATTTAAATGGAAGTAGTGTTGCTAGTGTTAGGGCCCAGTTTAGAAAACACAACAGATAACAAGAATATATACTAAAGAATATAATATTAACCTACAATGGCAGGATTTACTAATAACAACAATGGTCCATTAAGTACCAATAAAAGACCGTTTAGGCTTTCAGACTCTCTGAGAGCTCTTTCGTCGTTTGGTATGAGATATGACGACCTTGTATTAAGACAGTCTCAAGCAATTGGTCCAATGGAGGATCAAATAGGTTACGGTCAAATGAACCCACTTGGATGGGACAACGATGATATCTATGGAGCATTTGCTGCTCTTTCAATGACCGACATTAACCTAAAGAAGAACATTCCATTCTTTGATAAGGACTATGCTGGAAAAAGAGATGACTTAAGAAGCTTCTCGATGAATGATGAGATTGAGGATATCTTAGACATTTTAAGTGATGAGACGATTGTTTATGATGATAAGAATTTCTTTTGTCAACCTGAAATTTTAGGAATGGATGTTTCTGAAGATGTTGAAAAGGACCTTAACAAATACTTTAAGCAAATCTATCAATACTTTGGATTCACACAAGATCAATCAGCATGGTACTATTTTAGAAAGTTCTTAATTGATGGTTATCTTGCATTTGAAATCATCTATTCACCGGATCAAAAGACCGTAATTGGTTTTAAAGAACTTGATCCAATCACACTAGTACCTGGTTATAATAAAGAGGACGGTAAGAAAGTTTGGATTCAATATAAGGACGATCCAATTAAACAGAGAAAACTATACGATTCTCAAATTGTATACATCTCATATTCGTCAATTACAACCGCATCTAGAGTTTCATACGTTGAAAGATTGGTTAGATCGTATAACCTTCTTCGCATTATGGAACACACTCGAGTGATTTGGGCTACCACTAACTCGAGCTTTAGAATGAAATTCATTATCCCAGTTGGGGGTAAATCTAAAACACGTGCTAAACAATCGCTAGCTCAATTGATGCATTCATATAAAGAGAATGTGGAGTTTGATTGGGATAGTGCAACTCTACAAACTGATGGTAAACCAATGCTACAGTTTAATAAAGAGTACTGGCTACCAAGTAAAGAGGGAGAAAGCCCTGAAATCGAAACACTTGGAGGAGACGGACCAGACCTTTCAGATACTGAAGCACTAAAGTACTTTGCAGATAAACTAAAGCACGTTTCAAAAATCCCATATTCACGTTTCCTATATGAAGATGGTGGTGGCGATTTTAATATGGCCGCTGATGGTATGATTCGTGATGAAATTAAATTCTCTAAATTCGTTAAGCGTTTAAGATCTACATTCCAAGAGATTTTGGTTAAGCCATTATACTTACAAATGTGTCTTAAGTACCCTGAATTTGAGAACGATCCACAATTCAAAACTCAAGTCGCTCTAAGATTTAACGAAGAAAACGTATTCGCTGAACTTAAGAATTACGAAATAATGGAGAGACGCCTAGACTTTATCGGTCAAATGCGTGACAGTCTAGTAGAAACTAACCCAGAAACAATGGACGAAGAATACTTCTTCGATATGGACTTCCTAGTTAAGAAATACTTGAAGATTTCTGATGATGATTTAGCAGCTAATGCAGCCGCAAAAGCATCGAAAGCAGCTGAAGATGCTGGAGAGGAACCAGACGACGAAATGGGTGGATTCTAAAAAAGATAAATAAGTTATGAAATACGTAAAATTATTTGAGCAGTTCATCAAAGAGAACACAGCGAAACCTAATCCAGATTCGGATGTTGTTGCTGATGATATCACACTTGAAGATGAAAGAGTTATTAGCTCGGCTGAAATCATTGGCGCTATAATTAATAGTGAAAGTGAAAAAGAGCTAGAGGATTACTTTTATGATAAATATGGTCAAACTGCATTTAGAGCAGGAGAACTAGCTGAGATTAAACAACTTTGGAATGAATACCAAGCCGAAGTTAAAGAATTAGAAGCTGAAGAGGAAGGAGAAGAAGAGGCTCCGGCTGTAGAAGGAGAACCTGAAGCTGAAGGAGAAGCTGAAGATGGTGCAGCTGATGATATTCTAGATGACCTATAAAAGTTTATCATAATAAAAAGATATATAAAAAAACAATAAAACTCAAAATATGGAAAATATGAAGGATCTTTTGATTGTAGAGATGTCATCGAACGCTCTTTCTGTAGAGAATACAGAGTCAAAAGACTATGTTTTGGAGGGTATCTTTGGTGAAATTGATGTTAAAAACAAGAACCAAAGAAT